GACAATTATCTAAATATTGTGGTGAAGAAAAAGCAATGGAATTATTTGATCAGGTGATAGATAATTTTAAACGTTTCCACCCTAAACCAGAAGAAGTACAATGCTCAAATCCAGTTGCAGAACCAGATTTTATTAAACCATATTTCGGTTTACGTTTATTCCCTGTATGGCACGTTGGTACTGATTATTTACATGAAATAGGTAAAAATTGGTATGACTTTTTAGTTGATGGCGGTGTTGAATTTATTTGGGAAACCAAAGTTATAGATATTGATTTTGATAATCAAGAAGTACATATTGGATTAGGAGACGATTGGATAGATTATGATGAACTTATCTTTGGTGTAGGCAAATCAGGTATTGATTTTGGTAAACAATTAGCTGAAAAATATGATTTACCAACTGAACCTAAACCAGTACAAATAGGTGTTCGATTTGAAGCACCACAAAAACACTTTCAAAAATTAATTGATGTATCCTATGATTTCAAATTATATAGAAAATATGAAGATAAAGGTGTATCATTAAGATCATTCTGTACAAATAATAATGCTGCTTATGTTGCTGTAGAAGAAACGTATGGTGATCACAGCTACAATGGTCACGCTAAAAAAGATGAAGCATTCCGAAATGATATGACCAATTTTGGTATATTAATGGAAGTTAGAGGCATTGAAAAACCATTTGAATGGTCTAGAGATGTAGTTAAAAAATTACAAATAGATGGTACAGGATTATACTATAGCCCAACTAGAGAACCCTCAACTACATCAGAAGGTGTAGATGTATCAGCTGTTAAAGTAGATAGATTACATGAAATTGCTAAAGCAATGCAACCATATTTTTGGTATGTATTTGAATTTATAGAGGATATGAAAAAAGTATTCCCAACACTTAAGGATGATTGGGGTATTTATGTACCTGAAGTAAAATATCTATCACCTGAGCCGCTTGTCGATTATACCAATTTAGCACTCACTAAGTATCCTAATGTACACTTCGTAGGCGATGCTTTATCAGCTAGAGGTATAACGGTAAGCGGTGCACAAGGGACATATGTTGCTGAGTCACTTTTGGAAAATTAAAATATTTTTCGTATATTTACATCAAATAAAAAATTAGAACATGTCTGAATTTCCAAAAACAAGAAAATTAATAAAACCTGAAGATGGTACTATAGCTATAACGTGGGATAATAAACTACATAATTGGGACGGTCCTGCTTTATACCCTGAGGGGGATGAAAGGAAAGCTCAATATTTTCTTTATGGTATAGAATATTCAAGAGAAGATTGGAGTGAAAGAGTTAAACAAAGAGAAGGATTGCCTTGGTATAAAACCCCTTCTATATTAGCAGATAGAGGAGCAGCTAGAAATTAAATGAAAAGAAAAGCAGTTATAGTAAGCGGTTATTTTAACCCTGTACATAAGGGACATTTAGAATTGTTTAAAAAGGCAAATGAAATAGGAGATTTTCTTATTGTATTAGTTAATTCCGACCACCAAAGAAAACTAAAAGGTTCTAAAGAATTTCAAGACGAAAATGAACGTTTACAAATAATTCAATCTCTTAAATCTGTAGGGTATGCTTGTGTTTCAGTTGATAAAGATAAAACCCAAGTTGAATCATTAAAAATGATCTACCATAAATTTGGGGATGTGTTTGATTTAATATTTGCAAATGGTGGGGACCAAACAAACAAGACCATACCAGAAAGCTTGGTTTGTAATAAATTAGGTATTACATTGGTAGATGGGTTAGGAGATAAAATTCAAAGTAGTAGTTGGTTATTAAAAAAATAATATGAAAATAGGTTTATGTGGTACAATGAGTGTAGGTAAAACTACACTCGTTAACGCCTTAAAAAAATTACCTGAATTTAAAGATTATAAATTTGCTACTGAACGTAGTAAATATTTAAGTGATTTAGGTATCCCATTAAATACAGATTCAACATTAAAAGGGCAAACTGTATTTTTAGCTGAACGTTGTGCCGAACTAATGCATGAAAATATTATAACAGATAGAACAATATTTGATGTGATGGCATTTACTCAAAATGCTAAATCTATTCCATATCAAGATAAAGAAGCATTTGAGGAATATGCTAAGGAATTTATTAGAGAATATGATTACATATTTTACATTTCTCCTCGTGGGCTTGATATTGAAGATAATGGTGTAAGAGAAACAGATGAACATTATAGAGATATAATTGATTTTAGTATTACTACACTCATAAAAAGATATGGTCATAGGACTCAAAAAGTTGAAGAAATATCAGGATCTACAGAGGAACGAATCCAGCAAATATTGAATATTACAGGTCTTTAACATATTTATAATAAAACCTATTATAATGAAAAAATCTGAGTTAAAAGCCTTTATTAAAGAAGAAATTAAGTCTACACTTACTACAGAAGGTGTTTGGAGTAAAGGTGATGACACTGCAATTAGAGATTTTATCCTAGATGTAGAACAATTAAAAGATGACTACTATAATATTGTAGGTAGTGATGATGTATTTAATGGTTTAGATGCTGCCATTAATGCTGCCAATGAGTTAATTGCTATGAAAGAGGCAACATATAAAGTATCTGCAGATAAAGTAGATAGCATAAAAGATAAAGTTTCTGATGAGGATACTGTTGAAGTAACGGAAGAAGAGGATAAAGAACCCTCCAAAGCTGATCTTAAAGCAACTAAAGGTTTAGCTAAAGCAAAAGAAGAACTTGCCCAACTAACTCAACAAATGAAATCTTTAGCTCGTGATTACAAAAAAGCTGAAGGTGCTGAAAAAGAAAAAATTGTAGCTGATCTTAAAAAGAAAACAAAACTTAAAAAAGAATTAGAAGCTATTATAGATAAATAAAAAATGTTATGATTACATGGTTAAAAAGAAATTATCCATTATTTGTTATAGTAGGAGCATGTATAATAATCTTTAATTTTTTTGGTGAAAAAGAAGATTATGTAGGAGAATATAATGCTAAAATAAAAGCATTAGAACAAAAAGTCGATTCGTTACATCATATAAATGACGAGTTGACTTTTAAAATTGATACTTTAAACGTACAAATAACAAAATTAGATCAAGAACTCGATCTTAAAGATAATAGAATAAACAACTTAAGATATGAAATTAGCACTAAAGTTGATGCTGTTGATAACTTTAATAATAACGAGCTTGAAAGGTTTTTCACAGAGCGCTACAGACAGTACCTCGATTCAATTGCAAAAACCAATAGCGCGTCTAGTAATTAAAGATCTTATAACAGGAGATGGAGCTAAAAGTGAATTAGCTCTTACAATAGATAAAATTAAAATTTTAGAACAAAAAGTAATTCTAAAAGATAGTATTATTGGTAATTTAAACACCCAAGTAGGTAATTTTAATTCAATTCTTACTACTAAATCCGATCAATTAGTTCTATCTCAGGAATTATCTAAAAAATTAGAACAGGATTTACAAAAACAAAAGTTAAAAAATAAATTAACTATGGGGGCGGGTCTAATAGGAATAGTAGGAGCTGTACTTTTAGTAAAATAGTATGCCAGATCTTAAACTAGTAATAAAACAAGAATATCTTAGGTGTAAAAAGGACCCAGTTCATTTTATGCGTAAGTACTGTTATATACAACACCCCCAAAGAGGTCGTATACAATTTAATTTATACCCATTTCAAGAAAAAGTTTTAACATTAATGAGAGATAATCCTTATTCGATTATCTTAAAATCTAGACAGTTAGGAATTTCTACTTTAACCGCAGGTCTTTCTTTATGGTTAATGGTTTTTCATAAGGATAAAAACATACTTTGTATTGCTACAAAGCAGGAAACTGCTAAAAACATGGTTACAAAGGTAAAATTCATGTATGAAAATTTACCTTCATGGCTTAAAGTAGATGCAGACGAAAATAACAAATTAACATTAAGGCTAAAAAATGGATCCCAAATTAAAGCCACATCAGCGAGTTCAGATGCAGGTAGATCCGAAGCAGTATCTTTGCTACTAATTGATGAGGCAGCTTTTATTGACAATATTGGAGAAATTTGGGCCTCAGCCCAACAAACATTAGCAACTGGTGGTGGGTGTATAGCATTATCTACACCCTATGGTACTGGTAACTGGTTTCACCAAACATGGGTAAGAGCAGAATCTTCAGAAAATGATTTTTTACCTATTAAATTGCCCTGGTATGTCCACCCAGAACGAGACCAGGCATGGAGAGATAGACAAGATGAACTATTAGGTGACCCTAGAATGGCAGCTCAAGAATGTGACTGTGATTTTAGTACTTCTGGTGATATAGTATTTTATCCTGAATACATTGAGTATTATGAAAAATCTTATATTAAGGAACCATTAGAAAAACGAGGAGCGGATCAAAATTTATGGGTTTGGGAATCACCTGATTACACTAGGGATTACATTGTGGTAGCTGACGTTTCAAGAGGAGATGGCAAAGACTTTTCAGCATGTCATGTAATTGATGTAGCAAATAATGTACAAGTAGCAGAATATAAAGGCCAAATTGGTACAAAAGAATATGGTCATTTATTAGTAGGTTTAGCTACAGAATATAATGAAGCAATGTTAGTAATTGAAAATGCTAATATTGGTTGGGCTACTATTCAAGTTTGTATTGATAGAGCATATCCTAACCTTTATTATTCACAAAAGAGTGACTCCCCAAATGCTAGTTCGTACTTTGATAAATACCAAGACCATTCAAAAATGGTAGCTGGTTTTACAATGTCATCAAGAACTAGACCTATGGTAATAGGTAAATTTCAAGAGTACATTAGTGATAAGGGAGTAACAATACAATCAAAAAGATTGATAGAAGAAATGAAAGTATTTATTTGGCGTAATGGGAGAGCAGAAGCCCAAAGTGGGTATAATGATGATTTAGTTATGTCATTTGGGATCGCTATGTACATTAGAGATACAGCTTTAAAATTAAGACAACGAGGTTTAGATGCAACTCGAAATGCATTAAATAATATAACAGTAAATAGAACACAATATCAAGGTGGTTATTTTTCACAAGGAGCAGATAACCCTTACCATATAGATACAGATGGTGGAAAAGAAGATATTAGCTGGCTCCTATAGCAATATTTATAACAATAACTATATACAATGGCAGATAAAGGCTTATTTAGTAGACTACAAAGATTATTTTCAACTGACGTAATTATACGTAATGCAGGTGGAAACCAGGTAAAAGTAATTGATAGTAACACAATTCAAACTAGTGGTGAATTGCAAACTAATTCTTTAATTGATAGATATAATAGGATTTTTTCTACAAGTCCTTCTTCACTATATGGGTCCCAATTTAATTTTAATTACCAATACCTTAGACCCCAATTATACTCAGAATATGATGTGATGGATCAGGATGCCATTATTGCTTCTGCCTTAGATATCATTGCTGATGAATCAACATTAAAGAATGATATGGGCGAAGTACTATCTATTCGTTCCTCAAATGAGGATATCCAAAAAATACTTTACAACTTATTTTATGATGTTTTAAATATTGAATTCAATTTATGGTCGTGGATTCGCCAAATGTGTAAATATGGTGATTTTTTCTTAAAATTAGAAGTAGCGGAAAAATTTGGTGTTTATAATGTTATTCCTTACACTGCTTACCATATTGAAAGGCAAGAAGGATACAACCCAGAAAACCCATCTGAAATTCGTTATAGATATTCTCCTGATGGGTTAGTCAATACTAACTCAGGAATGTATAGAGTACCTGGTCAGTCTGGTACAGACAATTCGCCTGGTATTTTCTTTGACAATTATGAAATGGCTCACTTTAGATTAATTGGTGATACTAATTATCTTCCTTATGGGCGTTCATATGTTGAACCAGCTAGGAAATTATTTAAACAATATACATTAATGGAGGATGCAATGTTAATTCATAGAATTGCTCGTGCTCCTGAAAAACGTATTTTCTATATGAATGTTGGTGGTATACCCCCAAATGAAATAGATGCATTTATGCAAAAAACTATTTCAAATATGAAGCGTACTCCTTATATGGATCAAAAGACAGGTGAGTATAATTTAAAATACAACATGCAAAACATGATGGAGGATTTTTATATCCCAATTCGTGGAAATGATACAACAACTAAAATTGAAACCACCAAAGGTTTAGACTATGATGGCATACAGGATGTTGAATACTTAAGAGATAAGTTATTTGCCGCACTTAAAATTCCTAAAGCATTCTTGGGATATGATGAAAATATAGAAGGTAAAGCTACATTAGCAGCTGAAGATATTAGATTTGCCCGTACTATTGAACGTTTACAACGTATAATGGTTTCTGAGCTTAATAAAATTGCATTAGTTCACTTATACGCTCAAGGTTATAAGGATGAAGCACTGACCAATTTTGAAATTTCAATGCAAACTCCATCAATTATATTTGAACAAGAAAAAATTGAGTTAATGAAATCTAAAACTGAATTGGCTACTAATCTTAAAAATGAAGGTTTGTTACCTACAGATTGGATTTATGATAACATATTCCACCTATCAGAAGACCAGTATGATGAATAAAGGGATTTACAACGTGAAGATGCTAAACGTAAATTTAGACTAACACAAATTGAATCAGAAGGAAATGACCCAGTAGAAACAGGTAAGTCTTATGGTACCCCACATGATTTAGCTTCATTATATGGTAAAGGTAGAATGTATTCTGACCCAGGTAATGTACCTGATGGTTATGATACAGATTCAGATTTAGGTAGACCTAAAGACAGTATTTCAAACCATGGAAAACAAGATAGTAATTTTGGCAAAGATCCATTAGGTACTAAACGTATGAAAGATACTGACAAAAACGATTCATCAGATAGTAGAACAGACACTAATAAATCAGGTTTAGCTCTTGAAAATGCACAAACTACTTTATTAAAAAATAAAGATATGTTTAAAAAAATGAGCAAAAAGCAATTAGTTTTTGAACAAAATCAAGATGATACATCACTTTTAGATGAAAAACAATTAAAGGAATAACAATCTTTACATATTTATAAATAAATATATTTTTTGATGAAAATTAAACACTCTAAGTACAAAAATACGGGAATTCTTTTTGAACTGTTAGTGCGTCAAATTACTGCGGATACATTAAAAGGTGGAGACTCTCCAGCTATTGATATATTAAAGGAATACTTTGTAAAAACTTCTTTAGGCCGTGAGTATAAGTTGTATGAATCAGTATTAAAATCTAAAGTTTTAAATGAAGGAAGAGCAAATATGGTAGTTTCTACTATTTTAGAATCTTCTTCAAAATTTAACCGTACCTCGTTAAGAAAACAAAAGTATAATTTAATCAATGAAATTAAAAAACATTATAATATAGATGTTTTCTTTGGTGCTAAAATTAAAAATTATAAAGAATTAGCTTCATTATATACCTTAATTGAAGGGTATAATTCAGAAGGAGCTAGTGATTCCCAACAAATAATAGATAATAAAGTAACTTTATTAGAACATTTAACTAAACAAGAAGTTAACACTGAAGAAGTTAAAGAGGATGTTTTAAAAGAATTCCAAACTTATGATAAAGATTTAAGAATTCTTACTTATAAAGTATTATTAGAAAAATTTAATTCTAAATACGAAAATTTATCTACAGAACAAAAACAAGTACTTAAAGAATTTATTAATTCAGTAGATTCAACTCCTGGATTAAGAGGTTTTTATAATAACAAAATAGATGAATTAAAATCTATTTTAAATGAAGAAGCTAAAAGTATTAAAGATAAAGCTACCCAAATTAAAATTCAAGAAGTAGCTAAGTATTTAGTTGAATTAGATAAAACAGCTAAAGTTTCAAATGATAATTTAGTTGATTTGTTACAATATTACGAACTAGTTAAAGAGATTAAGGTAGCAAATGCCGCATAAGTATAAACTTAAAGAAGCAGAAGTAGGAGACACTAAAGTAGTAAATGGTGTTAAATATACAGTTAGGGATATAGATCCCGAAACTGGATCTATTTCATGGAAAGTTGATTATGTTCCTGCATTTGATTCTACATTTAAGGAATTTCAAGAATTAAGACAATTTATGACTAAATTATCTCGTGAAACTAAAGACGAGACAATTGATTCAATTGCTAAAGAAGTTCGTGAATTATTTAATAAATATAGAACCCACCTCAGAAAAAATTATTCCGAAGAATATAAAAAAATGACTATGACTGAAGAAGAAGTAGAAGAAATGTCTACTTCTGCTGGTGCTGGTTCATATTTAACTAAATATGCTTTTAAATTACCTAAAAAGCAAAAAGAAATTGTGCCTGAAGGGGTGGGTGCAACATTAGGACCCGGCCCTAAAGCAACCGAGGATGGTGTAAAAGATAATTATTATGTTAAAAAGTTTAAATATAAATTAGTACCAAAGGACAAAAATGGAAATTATGTCCAAAAAGGTAGTGGTTTGGAAGTAAAAAACTTTTAATATGTATAAGTATAAATTAAAGGAGCAAGAAGATAAAGTAAAAAAATTTCATGAAGAAAGAATCATGGCATTTGATACTTTAGAAGCTCGTTTAGAAAATATAAAAAAATTATTACGTCAAGGTAAAATTGAAACAATAAAATTCTACAGAGAAAACCCAAAAAGTTATGCTGTAGATAAACCAACAGATCTAATTGACGATTATATAAACGATATTGAAACATTATTAAAATCAGAAGAATGAAAAAAGCAGAAAAGTTATTTAAGGATTTACTAAATGAAAATTTAGGATATGTTGACCTTAAACCTATTAACCAAATAGAAGCTACCCCTAAAACAGATTTTGAAAATAAATTTGCTGCATTTTTAGCTGAAGAAGCTAAAGTTGAAGAAAAAAAAGTAACTAAAGAAGTTGAAGAAGTAGCTGAAAGTAATTTTGATTATAAGGATGAAAAAAACCTAGATAATCAAATTGGTCAAGAAGTAATGAATGGTGTCTACTTTGAAGCTAAACAAAACCCAGATAAAACAATTGAGGAAATTAAAGAAATTGTAGCTAAAAACTTAGCTAAGGATGGTCAATATTATATAAAAAATGCTGCTTTTGGTGTAGAAGGAATTGGATATGAAGATACAGAGTTGGAAGAAGTTTCTGGTAATTATGCTGCTAGTGGATATTCGGATAAGCTTAAAAAAGTGGTTAAAGAATCTTTAATGGGAGGAGTAGTAACCTCTGGTAATCCTAACTCTATAGCTGCTCAACAAAATGAAGTAGTAAAAGAAGTAACAAGTGAAGTAGAAGAAGGATACGGAGCTGAAGAATACGAAAAAGGTAAAGAAGCTGGAGAAAAAGAAGAAAAGAAAAAACTGTCCAAAAAAGCTAAAAAAGAATCACTTGATACTGAATTAGCTGAAATTGATAAACAAGCGAACATCGTGGCTTTAGAAGCGAAACTAAATAAAATCGATGAAGTTATTGAGGGTAAAGTAAGCCGCATTAATATGGTTTCTGAAGACGAAAATTTGGCCGATTTAATGGACAAGAAGAAGTTAAAAGAAATGCAAAAAGGAGTCAAAATCTTAGAAAAAAGAAAAGCTAAGATGGAGAAAATGTATGAAAAAATGGCTGGTAAAAAATACCAAAGAGAAGAAATCGTTGACGAAGAAGTAGTTAACGGTGTTGAAGTTGAAGAAGTAGAGCTAGATAATGAATAGATCACTACTTATAGAAGTAAATACTTTTAAACCTATTTCTTCATTAACCGAAGGCGTTAATAAAGAAAATGGGAACTTATTAGTTGAAGGTGTTTTAGCTACTGCCGAAGTAAAAAATGGTAATGGTAGGTATTATTCTAGGGAGCTATGGCAACGTGAAATGGATAAGTATGGTGAACTTATTAAAGAAAGACGCGCTATGGGGGAATTAGACCACCCAGAATCTTCAGTTATAAATTTACAAAACGTATCCCATATAATTTCAGAATATTGGTGGGATGGAGATAACGTAATGGGTAAAATAGAAATTTTACCAACCCCTTCAGGAAATATACTTAAAGCAATTATTAAAGCAGGTGTAACAGTAGGTGTTTCATCTCGTGGTATGGGGTCATTAGAACAAAATGGTAATGTAATGGAAGTACAAGATGACTTCGAATTATTGTGTTGGGATTTCGTTTCAACACCTTCTAACCCAGGCTCTTATATGCATACTTTAAATGAAGGTAAAGGGGCTGTTATCTATGATTATACTAACATAAACAACATTGTACGAGAAATCCTTTGTTCAAAAGGTTCTTGTCCTATAACTTAACCCCTCTAAATTTAACCAATTTAGACCTAAGCCCTCTTTTAAGGGCTTTTATATTTTTCCAAAATACTCATATACGTATAACCATAATATGCCATCTCTTATATGGCATCGATAAACAAATTATTCCCTATTACGGTTCCTAATAACCGTATTTCACAAATTTAAATTTTGCGATTATGTCAAACAACAGAGATTTGCTCAAAGAAGCAATTGCTGATGCTAAAGCAGTAAAAGAAACTGCCATAGCAAACGCTAAAGCTGCTTTAGAAGAAGCATTTACCCCTCATTTGAAATCTATGTTAGCCGCTAAATTGGAAGAAATGGACAAAGACGAAGACATCGACGAAGGATACGATAAGTATGAAGAAGATGACGTTAAAGAAGAAGTTTCTGAAGAAGTAGAAGCAGTAGAAGAAAATGAAGAAGTAACTGAAGCTGAAGAAGTAGAAGAAGCTAAAAAAGAAGAG